ATTGGTCTAACTTTGATAACCTTTCTCCCTCACAGCAGGAAAAAATCATAGGTAAATACTTATAAGGAGAGTAAAAAATGAGTACAAAACAGTTAATTATAGGTACTTTTAACCAAGCATTCAAAAAATACATGTATGATGAATTGGTTATTGGTAAATTGGCACACACAGAGTTCAAAAACGGTATTAACAAAGGCGATGAAGTTGACGTTCTTATGCCTGCTTCTGTCACTATGTTCGATTACGATGGTGGGGACTTAGACCCTGCTGAAGTAGTAACTAACTCAGTTGCTAAAATTCGTATTGATAGAGGTAAAGCTTTCCACTTCAAGACTAAGGAAATTGAAGAAAAAGCAATCGAAAATGCACCTTCAATGAAGCAGAAAGTTGACTTAGCAAAAGAATATTCTTCTGATGCTATTAAACAGTTTGCAGCAGGTGTAGACGCAGCTTATGGTGGATTGTACACCAGAGCAGGATATGTTGTTGATAATTCTGGTTCTGCTGTTACATTGGATGCTGATTATGCTAGAGAAATTCTTTCTCTTATGAGAACCAAATTCCAACGTGGTGACGGTTTAGGACACAACAACTGGGTTGACGGTAAGATGATTGCAATTGTTCCACCTGAATATGAATTTTACTTAGGTAAACTTCAGATGTACGAAGAAGTTGAATCAGGTCACAGAAAGATTGAAAAAGGCTTCATTGGTAGATTAGAAGGTTGGGATATTATGGTATCTAACAATATTGCTTCAACCTACGACGAAACAACCCAAAAAACTACATTCTATCCGTTGTTCGGTATCAGAGGTAAAACTCTTGCAGGTGGTGTATCATCTAACTTGAACACTAAAGCGTATGAACCTGAAGCTAACTTCGATACAGCATACAAAGGCTACGGTTTATTTGGTGTAGGTGCTCCAAGAGCAGATTACTTCGGTGTATCTAAGATTATTGCACCTGCAACATTATCTACTCGTAGTTAGATTCACTTTTTAAGGTTTTCGGGAGTTCCTCAAAAACTCCCAAATATCACACAAATTAAGGAGAAATTATTATGACTAGAGATATAGTTGACGTAATACTTCCAGTACAAGATAATACACAGTCAGTAGAAACTGCTGAAATTGCAAAACAAAGTGTTACACAGGCAAATGGTATTGTAATTAAAAATGCACTGGATAATAAGAACAATTCATTACAGATTTATGTAGAAAATACTACTACATCAGGTGGTTCTGCAGCAGATAGTTCAATGACAATTAAAGCAGGTAACCACTATCCTAATAAAGTATTGGGTGACCAGGCAGTTACATTGAAAGCAGGAAAAACCCACGTTATTCTTCTTGAAGATATTTCAAGATTTGAAGCTATTCAAGAACTTACTGAAAGTGGTAAAACAACTGTTTATAATTCTACAATAAACTTAGACTTTGCTTCTGGCTTTACAGGCAAAGTATGGGCAGTAGCAAAACGTGCAGGTATTAAACCAGTAGCTTAGTTCCTTTCTCGGACTAATGTGGGGGAGAAATCCCCCACCCCTGCTACTATAAATTAAGAGGAACTAATTATGATGAAAATTGTTTACATTCCCACAGGAAATGCTTTTACTTTACCTGATGAGGAAGTATTAAGAATTATGGAATCTGACAGAGGAAACTACAAAATTGTAGAAGGTGGACTTCAAAAAGAAGCAGAAGAACAATTACCACCTAAAACTGTCAAAGAACTTGTTACTAAGAAACCAGAAAAAGAGGAAGAAACACCTAAGGAACAACCTTTAGACTACGATACTCTTTCTAAAAACGAACTATGTGCAGTAGCAAGAAAACTAAACATTACAGTTACAAACAGAGATACTAAAGTATCTTTACTTGAAAAAATACACGAAAAATTAGGTAAATAATGACTATTACTTTCTTAGAACTTTATAATGAATGTGCAGGACAGCCTTGGAGTATGTATGACTCTGATGCTGTGAGTCTGGATGATTTAGAATCTGCATTGAGGATTTCTATTAACAAGGCTTGTTCATACCTGTGGAACTATCAACCTTGGTCATTCAGAAAGAGAACACAACGTATAAAAACAAAAGAAAATAAAATAGATTATGACCTTCCAATAGGTTTATTACAAAGAAAAACAATAAGTGGTACACAAAAGTACGGTGTAAAGTATAATGGTAAATACCTTCCTTATCTGGATGATTATGAAGAAATGGAAGAACGTATTGGAGAACCTGAATACTTCTACATTGATGGTGATAAGTTATACATCTATCCTACTCCAGACGATTCTTATACTATAACCCTGAATTACTTAACTCTTACTTATGCACAGAACGAAGATGAGGAAGATGTATACTCTTTCACCAGTGATACAGACATACTAAACATACCTGAACAGTATGAACAATTGTTTGTTAATTGCTTAATATCATTAGCAATGATGTATGCAATAGCAGACGAAACAGATGAAAACTATGCGGGATATTTAAAACAATACGAAGATGCGTTAGCAATTCTTGTTAAGTACTGTAATACGAAGATTAACGAGCGTAGTTTTATCTGGTAATAATTTATACCTAAAACTAATTTAACATGCCTTCCTGGGCTTCCTACATGTCGGAGATTTAATATTCTAAATGGCTAGTACACAAACATCTCTAATAAACCATAATTTTGGTGGAATAAGACGTAAAGACTCTATGTTCTCAGAGGACAAGATTACTTGTTCTGACTGTCAGAATGTAGAGCTTTATTATACAGAATTAAACTCTGCAGTAGGAATAAGAACTTCTAAAGGTAATGCTTCAATAGAATTAGACATACCTGACGGAGAAAAGGTTGTAGGACTGTTTGAAACAGTACAGAATAGTGAGAAATACATTATAATCTATACAGAGACAGGAGAAGTTGGGACTTCTGGTGGTAAGTTGTATTCTTATAATACTCTAACTGAAGATTTACAAGAAAAAGTAAGTGGACTGACAGTTACGGGTAAAGCACAAGGTACTGACTTTCATGCAACATGGGCAGATATATTTGTATTCTCTAATGGGGAAGAACTTAAATTTATTTATACAAGTTATGACCATCTAAGTACACCTTTAGCTATAGCAGGAGTAGATGATGAAGATTGGGAAGACGCATTAGTAGTTGATTTAAGAGATGTAGAGAATCATGGTAGTGACCCAATAGAAGACGGTAATGTTAAAGGATTAGGATTAGTTAACCTTTATGGTAGATTATGGATATTTAACGGTGTTAATGTATGGTGGTCTGGAGAAGGAGCTTTTGGTGATTTCCATACTACTACAAGTGATACTTCAGTTACCACAAATCCAGGTGTATGGCACGCATCTAAAGAAATAACAGCAATACATGAGTATCTAGGTTCATTAGCTGTATTTCATAAAGACAGTTCTCAACTGATTACAGAAAACGGTACAACAGGATTTAAAGCAACAGATGAATCCCCAGGTGGCTGTGCAAGTTATGATTCATTAGTATTCCATGGTACAGACTTATTCTTCTATGATGATACTAAAAAAGGGGTATTCAGTTTCCAACAGGTTATCAACGGAGATAAGACATTAGGTGATAACATAGCTTATGACATTCAGGATGAACTGTTAAGCATAAGAAAAGACTATTTACACAAGATTAGAGCATTATCTGTTGTTACTTCTGACAGGAACGAAGTATGGTTTCTTCTTCCTATAGAAAGTACATATACTATTGATATTGATGAAACAACAAAAGTTACCAAACCTGCTTCAATTATAATGATTTATGACTATGTAAGGGGAGAATGGGTTAAGAGAAAATGTCAGAAAATAAATTGTATTTCTGTACTTGATTCTGTTCTCTATTCTGGTGGTGATAATGTTTATGTTGAGTATAATACAAATAGTTTTAACGGTGATTACATCCAGAACTATTATCAATGCACAATTATGAATTTGGGAACAGACAATACATTGAAGATTACTAAGTTCCCACCAAGACTTACAATAGATGCTGCATCCAAGAACCATTTCTTTGTTAAATACATAAAGAATTACCAGATAACAAAGAAACCTAAAATAAAAGAATTACAATCCAAATCATTTGGTAATGTAATGGTATATAACTCTGGTGATAAGTATTCAGGTACTAAAGACGGTGTAGTATATGACTTTGGAAAGATATTTAAACCTGGAAGTATATCAGGAATTATAAAGATGCCGTCAGCATCGTTTAAGGCAATAGAAATTACATTCTATACAATGGAGAAAGGTCAGGAGTTTGTTATTAAAGCTCTTGAATTTAGCAGAATAAAGGTGAAACAAGTTTAATGTTTATAGTGAGAACTCAAAACGATGTTCTATTCAATTATACTGAGTGTGAGGAGCTTTATAAACGACATGTCTGCAAGTTGGAAGAAGACAGAGTTCCTTTTGGAGAACTACTCAAACGAACCTGCTTCTATTCTTTCTACGATATACCAACTGGACAACTTATTGGATGTATCTATTACTACAAGAAAGCAAACAGATTATACGTGTCAGCGTTTGCTGAGAGAGGACACCACAAACTAAATCTTGAATGCTTTAAACAATCCCTTGATTGGTGGAAAGGTAATATATACGCATATTGCATAGAAAGACCTGCTATTCTTTGTCTGTTAAGAGCAGGCTTTAAAAAGAAAAGTAAACACATTTATATACTAAGGAGAAAATAATATGGGTAAAGGTTCTAGTTCTAGTACTGATAGCACAACTCAGAATATTTACGGTAACACTACAACTAAGAATCCGTTCTTCAATTCAAGTACAGATTCTAAAGGTAACACCGTTACTAAGTTTGCAGGTAGCAATGCACAAATGTATAAAAACTTGCAAAACAGCCTGAATAATTCATTAGCTAGTCTTAGTGGTACAGGTCTTGATGCTTCTGCACAAGCATACGTAAATCAAATGCAAAATCAGTTAGATAAACAGTCACAACAACACATGCAGAATAACATTATAAGTCCTCTTATTAGAAACAATATGGTAAGAAGTTCTCAGGCTACTGATATGTATAACAATATGTACAACCAAAATGCAGAAATTATGAAAAATTATAATAACGAAGCAATACAACAAGCTTATACAAATAATCTTAACTTATTTAACAACTTGTTTGACAAATATTCAAATCTTTTCAGTGGTGTTGCATCTAATCAGAATACTTCACTTAATGCTTCTTCAGGTAATAAGAAGACTACTACAAGCTCTAATACAAGTGTCGGATAGGAGACAATAATGACTACTTTTCAAGACATAATTGAACAAATAAATAACCTTAAATCAATGCAACAGTATAATACTAATAAGCAGAATCTGACAAATTCTAATGGGTTTGGACACGGTATTGCTAATCTGGGAATGAATATGTCCCAATCTTCTATTCCTGCCATTTCTAAATTAGGTGTAGGTACACAGACATTAGGTAATAATCTTGGGGCATTAGGCAGTGGAATAAGTAAAGCAGCTCCTGCTGCGACTGCCTTAGGTAAAGCTACTCCATTTCTTGGTGCAGGTATGAGTGGTGCACAGGCAGCACAGGATGCTAAGAATGGTGATTATATTGGTGCAGGACTTAATGGTATATCTGCAGGTGCATCGTTTGTTCCAGGAATAGGTACAGCAGTTTCTATGGGCGCTTCTATGCTTGATTCTATAAATAAAGCAGTCAGAAGTGCTCAGGATAAAGCTAATGCAAAAGCTATGCAAATATCTGCACAAGAAGCACAGAAATCTGAACAAAATAATGCACAAGATACAGCACAATTACAAAATCAGTTTGCTAACGATTCTATGCAATATGCAAATGCTATGGCTCAGCCTTCTACTTATGATGCTATGAAAACGCAGTTGCCAGTAGGTCAGGAAATAGGTTATCAAGTAGCAAAAGATAATAGTCCTTTTGCTAATGATTCTGGATATGATTATGACCTAAGAGGTGCATATCAAAGACTAGGTGGGTTAAATCCAGAAGCTACTAATGGTCATTTGAGTGACTATGACAAACTTCCTATTCATCCTACATTTAGTACTGACAGTAAGTTCTATAATGGTCAAAACTATGCAGTAGACCCAAGTACACATCAGTACTTACCTAATACAGCAGAGGAAATACTAAGTGCTATAAGTAGTGGTACTCAGTCTCAACCTGCTGCACAGAGTACACAACAGTCGTTAATGAATAAGATTAGGAATGGATTAAGTCAATTTAAACAAGGTTATGACGATAATTCACAACATGGATTTATGGAAGGTGATTTAGCTAATAAATTAGCAGTAAATACACAACAACCTGTAACACCTTCTCCTTATGAACAGTTAGGAAATGATATGATTGCTGCAAACTATTCACCTGAACAGATAGCAGCAGCTAAACAAGGATTAAATGGTGGTAATGCAGATATTGCTGCATTAGTAGATAAATACTCTATCAATAAACCTACTAATGATGAAGAAATAGCACTTGCAAGAGCAGGTAACTTCAATCCTCAGGAAATTACAGGTGCTGCAGCTCCATTACAAGGTGGAGTTGCTAAGAAATCGCTTATGAACAGAATAGGTGAAGCAGCAGGTACTGGCAGAAGATTACTTGCTAACCCATGGGTACAAGCAGGCATAGCAGGTATAGTAACTAAAGCTACTGGTGGTACTAACGGTGATGCGTTATTAAATGCTTATAATTATGGTAAAGAAAAACAAATGTCTGACTACTATTATAAACAGTTGAATCCAGGTGCAAATGTTACACCTATTATTAACGGATTTGGTGCAACTGATTATAAAAACCAGGCAGACATTGAGAATGCTAATGCAAGATTACAAGAACAAATATACAACGATGAATTTACAAGACAGTTAAATCAAGACAAATTTAATTTTGACAAAGATTATAAAAACAAAAAGTTAGACTTAGATGAAAGAAAACACCAAGCAAATGTGTCATATCGTAACCGTCAAATAGGATTACAAGGTCAACGCTTACAAGTTGCATTAGCTAATGCTAAAAGTAAGGCAGAAAAAGATAGGATTAAAAGAGATTATGAAGCAAAAATACAAGAAGATATTGCTAAATATTCACAACTGTCAGATGAAGATAAAAAAAATATAGAAGATGAAATGATTAACGAATATGGTGTTCAAATCATAGATTATATGAAAAAAGCTAATTCAATCTCAGGTAATAAAAAACAAAATAATGGATATCCCCCTGAAGCAAATAATAAAGGTGGTAATGAACCTTCTTTATACGATAGGCTTCCAGGTTGGTTTACTAAAGGTTGGAAAGAGAAAAAATAAAGGTAGTTTAAATGTCTGTAGTTGATAAATATTTAGAAGAAAAACAAAAGCAAAAAGTTCAGCCTACTGGTAGAACTTTTAAAGACCTTGCTGACCCTCTTACTATTGCTAAGAGGGCTGCTAAAGGTGCTGTTAAAAATATACAAAATGTAACTAATAGTCCTACTGCAAAGGTTGCTTCTCAAGCATTTAAACAAACTAATCAGATTGTTGCAGATACGGCAAAGAAAGCAGCAAAAGCATATATAAACAATGTACCTAAAAAGGGCATTGAAATGGTTAAAGGATTAACCACTAATCCACAAGAATATGCAGACCAAAAATTTAAAGAAGATATCCTTGTTCACCATAGAAATCCTTATGAATCATCATATAGACAAGGACATCATGGTAGAAATCCAATAGAGAATTTTACAGCACCAGGACAGACAACTAA